GAAGGTGGGACAACTGGTCTTCGCGTCAAAGTACGCTGATCGTGATTGGAACGATCCGTGGGCGATTGGCTACGTCGTAGTGCTCTACATCGACGGCAGCGTCGTTGTTGGCGACTCGCAAGGTAAGTCGCTCGAGTTGGTCGGGCGGCGCGCGTTCAGGTACGCGGTGCCAATTACCAAAGCACAGGCGCGTCGCATCGGTCCAGTGTACGTCGAGCGCGAAGGTACGGCGTTCGATCCGATTGAAGCCGCGGACTTGTTTAACGGGGAAGGAGGTGATGAATGTGGTGGGACTTGTTGATGAACGTCGTTGACGGCTTCGTCCTTTATTGCGCCATCCGTTGGTGCCTCCATCGGGATTGGCTTGAAGAACTCAGACGCGCGTGCCCTGGGCTCATTCAAATCTGGATGATGAACGGTGAGCACGTCGTGTCGTTCGGCGAACACGAGGTGCGTGACAAGTCGTTGCGTGCCGCATTGAAGAAAGCGGTGAAGAAATGCTCGGACAGCTGATCGCTGAGTGTATTGAGAACGATTGGGTCGTGAGCTTCTCGTTAGAACGCATCATGATCACAGACGCCAAGCTTCGATGCGTCACCACAACGACGCGCGGCAGGGCTCTGTGGTACGTTCTTCGTGAGTTAGTCAACGAAGCAAAGGAGAAGTGGCTATGAAGGAAGGGCAGTGGACACGGAAGGTCTGCGCCAGCTTGAAGAAGTGCAACGCCGTGATCTTCGCCTGCGTCGCTCAAGCGATGCAAGAGCCTGGTTGGCCAGACCGATGGATTTGCCATCGGCGCTGGCGCGGCTGGTTGGAGTTCAAAGGAGTCAACACTCGTTTGAGCGCCATCCAACGAAAGAAGATCGATGACCTCAACGCGAGGCAGCCTGGGTCGGCCTACGTCGTCCGCCAACCTGGGATTGTGGAAGATACCAAGGGCAACGAGCTCGCGCGGTTCACGACGGCCGTAGAGCTCCTGAAGATACTCGAGGAATTGACCAATGAAGCGTCTAGCTGATTGGATTGAACTACGGATGCGTGCTCAAGAGACTCCGCGCCAGACTGGCGACGAGATCATGGACACGTGTCGCTTCACCCACCCATTCCGTGAGTGGGACCTGACGACTCGCGAGCTCCGACGAATTCAACCGAAGCACGCGAGCTACGAAGACATTCTATTCAACTACCTCTGGCTGCGTCTGACGTGCAAGCCCGAGCACCCGCGGCGGGTTGGTTGGATTTACGGCCGCAAGATCACGACAGAGCTGCGAGCGCTGCTCAACAGCGACGCTTGCTTCACGCGCAGCTTCATTTGCTCCGCGGCCTTGCCTGGGTACACCAGGGCCGAGTCGGTGGTTAACTGCTTGGAGAACGTGGCAATGCAAGACGCCGTGCTCCATGACATCGTGGGCGAGCCGACGATCCAGAACGCGTTCAAGGTTCTCCAATGTCTGCCGCTCGTCGGGAAGTTCACGGCGTACGAGATTGCTTGCGACATGAGGTACGTCGGTCCGCTCGAGCTTGCGACTGACACTCGGACGTGGGCCAACGTCGGCCCGGGCAGCGGACGTGGGCTTGAGATGCTCGACCTCGTTCCTTGCGTGACAAACATGAGGAAGTGTCTGACTTACCTCTACGCAAAGCTCCCAGGCAAGTGCTTGAGGCCCTTGGCTCCGCCAGAGCTGCACCGGTTTGGGTACCGGACGATCTGCCTGGAGCTCCGGGAGGTTGAACACAGTCTGTGTGAGACGATGAAATACCTTCGAGCGAAGGACGGCGGATTTGTAAAGAAGTGGACGCCGCGGAGTCCAGGATTGACCGCGGAACCGTTATGAAATCTGCCCTTGTAAATCTGGGATTTTGCAAGCAGGTGCCCAGCACTAGTATACATATATATAAAAGACAATGTAGGCTTAATTATATGTTTATATGCAAGCGCGGGTGGTCTGCTTGCAAAATCCGTGGGGAGTCAGGTCAAAGTTCATTACAACTTCGCGGTCAATCCTGGAAAGCCTCAAAAAACTCCGAGTTTTAGGTAAACAATGAAATACGACACAAGACTGAGAAGAGCCCGTCGCGACATGCGCATCCTCCGTGAAATGTTGGAGAAGCGTGATGCTCCGCCACGAGAGGCTCGACCACGTTCCGAGCGGAGACGAATCGCTCGTGAGAAGAAGCTGCCAGCTGACCGCGTTTGTCCGCGCTGTCGGCGCGTGATATTGGAATCGAGTCGCTGGGTTGTCCGCGACGGTCTCGTCCTCTGCCTTAGCTGCTATAGGAGCAACGAACAATGAATGGACTCGAGTGGCTCGCTGAGAACGAAGACCTAGTCCGTGGGTTGACGCGGAACTCCTGTCGCGGCCGTGCGGACTTGATGCCCATGCTTTGGGATGAAGCCGTCGATCGGATCGGAAGACTCGTGGAGGTGACGTACGAGCCTGAGAAGGGCGACCTTCAAGCATACGTGATGGTCTCGCTGCGCTGGTACTTCTTCAAGCGAATGAGCAAGGCCTACAATGAAAGCTTGGTGCCGCTCGAAGATGAGTTCGAGCTCGTTGACCCACGCGACGACGAAAGTACGCATGACAGTCAAGAACGGGTAGAATACATATTGAGCCACGTTGATGAAGACGACCAGGCTCTGCTCCGAATGCACTTGGTTGAAGGACTGTCGTTTGAGGCCATCAGTCGCCGAACTGGTTTCCTCCGCCCTACTATCTACAAGCGCTATCGAGCGGCCCTGGCCAGACTGAAGGAAGCGCTGTATGTCTAACCCCAACCTAGGCGGTCGTGCTGAGCCTCAACACCAGTGCAAGGCGACGAGGCGGCGAGACGGAGAGCGCTGCACCAAGTTCCGGCTGCGAGGCTCTGAGTACTGCCAATTCCACGGCGGTCGCAGCCGCAAGAGCAAGAAGCTAATTCAGACCGGACACCTGCCCATGTGGTATAAGACAGTTCTCAACGAGACACTCGCTCAAGCGCTCGAGCAAGCGACTGACGCCGCCCCGGCGGAGCAGCTCCAGATATTCGAAGAGCTCGCGCTCATGAGGCTTGCTGCTAAAGACGCCGTGGCCTTGTGGTCAGCCGCTCAAGAGTCAGTGAACAACGAGACCAAAGCAGCAGCCGCCGAGATCATGCGCGAGGCGCTCGGTGCGGTTGTCAAGACGTGTGACACAGCGGCCAAGATCAACGCAGCCGCGACCGATAAGGTAAGTGTCCACAACATCGCTCACATCGTCAGACAGATCGTGCGGATCGCTCACGAGACCATGAGCGACGAGAAGGACGCACTCGCGTTCGAAGCCGCTGTCCGCGACCAGATCGTAATTCAGACCGGACCAGAAGGTACAACGTCAACGCCCGACCAAACCGTGGAGGCCATGGATGATACCGTGCCAGCCGCTCCGAGCTCTGCTTCCTGACGCCACGAAGGACGTCGCTCTCCTTGAGCCAGGCATCGACGCCGACTTGCTTGAGGCCCTTCGAAGATCGCCGGACTTCGCTGACTGCCCGCGCGGCACCCTCACGCTGCGCACGGTCGAGCTCGGCGGCCTTCTCTACATCTTTGAGGATGAAGCAAATGAACAACGTCGAATTGGCCTGGCACCGCCGTGCGGAGCTCGTACGAGCGATCCTTGAGACAGCTGCCGAAATCAGTGCGATGCCGAAGAAGCCGTCGCTGTCCAACTCCACCTTCTGGTCCCCACTCCGTGCGAAGCAGAACGCCCGTGAAAAGCGGATCGCTGAGATTGACCAATATCTGAGTAGGCGCCGCTTGCCGAAAGAAGTATAAACACGGTAACGATCAGAGCTCCATATTCGCGCCGTGCCGCGTCCGGAGCGGCCCGAGGCATATCACAAGGGAAGAGGCTCAATGGGCTGTTGTGGCGTGACATGGGGTGACATAGCGGCGTATCGCGAGGCTATGGCTCGTTGGCGCGCGGCTGGAAAGCCCAGGCGCTGGAAAGCCGGCATTGAAGCCATCTTCTCGATTTGTGCTGCGTGTCCGGAGTTTGATCGGATCGCGCCATGGCGCGGTCGGTGCAAAGTCTGTCGCTGCTACCTTGGTCGGCACAAGCACAAGTGGTGGCAAGCGAATAAGATCGCACTAGCGACCGAGCATTGTCCCCTGGGAAAGTGGTAACAAGACACTCGGTCACGGCGCCCGCACACGGCTGGCTTAACGTCTCAGTCTGTCAAGCTAGTCGTCAGAACCGGGGACTCTGACCGCGGGCGCCGTGACCTGGGCTAAGGAGTTTGATATGACAAACTACAAGAAGACGATTGTGGCTGCCTCGATCCTCACTCTCATTCTGGTCGTGTGCCTCGCGGAGCAAGCGTGGCTCGCGGAGTATTATTGGGTGATGAAGCTCTGGGGCTTTGACCTCCATTTTGCGAACGGCTTCATCGCCGTTTGCATGACGATCTTCGTCGCGGCTCAAGCGCTCGCGGCCGTGTACCTTGGACAACAAGTCTGGACCTACCTGACACGAAAGAAGAAGCAATGACTCCACACCACGCGTCGACAATCCTGCCGTTCCTCAAGCCAGGCGTTCCGATCCACGGAGTGGAGATCGGCGTCATGAAGGGTGTGAACGCGAGCAAGCTACTTGGGATGCGCCAGTTGCTGCACTTGGACCTCGTCGATCCGTGGGGAACGTATGAGGCGTACCAGGGCGCGCATGGCGGTCATGATAAGTTGTCGCCTGGCGACTGGCGCGCGATCTTCTTGAGGACGCAGCGGCTGCTCGCTCGATTCTACGGACGGACGAGAGTCATTCAGCTGCCAAGCGAGATGGCTGCTCGGGCGTACGAGGACGAATCGCTTGACTTCATCTTCATCGACGCCAACCACACGTACGAGGCCACGAAGGCCGACATCGCCGCGTGGTGGCCCAAGGTCAAGCGAGGCGGGCTGTTTGCTGGTCACGACTACGGACAGCGCCCGAAGTGGCAAGAGGCCAACCAGTGGGGCGTGCAAGAAGCGGTCGACGAGTTCATCGCCGCGGAAGGCCAGCCTGAAGTCTACGTCGAAAACCTTTGCTGGTTTACTTGGAAAGGGAGCGCATGATTTATTCATTCTGGGAAGGCCCACAACCGCCGCTCGTCGCTCACTGCCTCGCAAGCTTGGAAAAGCACAGCGACCAGTTCATGGTCGTGACAGAGGAGATGATGGCGCACGTGTTCAACGCTCAAGAGGACGTCGAGGAATTCGCGGGGTTGCCCATACGTTTCCGAAGCGACCTCTACCGGCTGCTCCTGCTCCAAGAGACTGGAGGCACGTGGGTGGACTCGGACACGCTTGCTGTCCGGCCCGTGACATTCGGCGACGTCTATCCGGGCGCTGACCTCGCGGTCGTCGGTCCGGGCAAGAAGCAACCAAACAAGTTTTACGGCTCGCCGTTCTACATGCGGCCAGGCTCTCCGATCGCCCCAGTCTTGGTCTGTCGCTGCCGCGCGCTCTTGCGAGCCTACAAGGCTGGTGCTCGTCTCCAGTACGGTGTGACGTCGACTGGGCTCATTTCGTGGGCTGTCAAGACGCTTGGCCACAAGTACAAGATTCGCGCGCTCCGGTCCGAGATGCACCATCCAGTCGCTTGGAACAAAGCAGAGGCAACTTACCTCGGACCGCGACGGACGATCGGCGGAAACATGTACCACCTCGGGAACAAGCTGGTCGACGAAGTTGACACGCCGCCCGCGGACACCTTCCTCGCTCAATTACTAGAGGAGGCGTAATGCTCACACCGGCTTGGACTCCATTACGCTACCACGCTGTCCAGAGCGCGCTCTGGCGCTCTCCAGCCCGATTTGTGGCTGCTAGGGCGGGTCGTGGGTCGGGCAAGACAGAGCTCGCCCGGCGCCGCGTGGTACGATTCCTTCCGGTCAAGAAGCTTTGGACCAATCCGTTATATTTCTACGCTCTTCCGACCTTCGCTCAAGCCAAGCGCGTCGCTTGGAAGCCGATCAAGGATTTGATCCCGCCGGAGTGGATCGCCAAGGTCAGCGAGTCGGAACTCACAATCGAGACGGTCTTCGGTTCGGTCCTCCACGTGCTTGGCATGGACAAGCCGCACCGGTTCGAAGGCGTTCAATGGGATGGAGGCGTCATTGATGAATCGAGTGACCAGAAGCCAGGCGTATTCAAGCTCAATTTTCTTCCTGCACTTTCTCATAGACAGGCTTGGTGCTGGCGGATTGGTGTGCCCAAGCGGACTGGCGTCGGCTCGCGTGACTTTCGAGCAGCGTTCGCCGACTGGTCGACAGACGAAGACCCAACGACGGCAGCATTCACGTGGGGATCAGACACGGTCCTATTGCCGGAGGAAATCGCTTGGGCAAAGGCACACTTGGACGAGAGAGACTACAACGAACAATATGGCGGAACGGACGAAGAACTAGGCGGGCTGATCTTCTACGCCTTCGGGTCGGAGAACGTCACGGACCAAGTCACCTATGATAATACCGCACCCTTGCTCATTGGCTCTGACTTCAACGTCAATCCGATGTGCTGGGTGGTGGCGCAGCGGCGCGGCGGTGATGGCCTTGACGTTATCGACGAGCTCTTCATCAGAAACACGAACACACAACAGTCCTTGAGTTATCTCAAAGCAATGTACCCGCACCACCAAGGGACGTGGGAGTTCTACGGAGATGCCGCGGGCAAAGCGCGACATACAAGCGCGAGCCAGTCAGACTACATTCAAATCAAGAACGATCGACGCTTTGACTACGTGGAACGGAGGCCCGGCAATGAGCCCGACCTTGTGCGATCGAGCAGAGTGTTCTATCCACGGTCTAACCCGCGGCAAGCCGCTCGGTGGGCTGCGTGCAATCGCTTGCTGCGTGATGCTGCTGGCAAGCGCCGCTGTCGCATCCATTCGCGGTGCAAGCACTTGATCGCCGACCTGGAAGTACGAGCCAGGAAAGAAGGAACAAACCAACCCGATGATTATGGCGACATTGGTCACATCAGTGACGCCTTCGGGTATATCATCCATAAGCTATGGCCAGTGGCTGTTGAGCGTCAAACGAGCACGGCCGCTGTCCACACGATGCAAGGAGTGATCTGATGCCCGAAGTTACCGGACCTCAGGTGCTGATTCAAGCCGACTATGACGGCACGCTTCAGCCCCCAACAACCAAGCCACAAATAACGTACGCCAAACTCCGCGAAATGCGGAAGGACCCGACGATCAGCCTAGCGCGACGCCTCATGATCGCGCCGGTCTTGGCGAGTCCTTGGTCGTTCGAAGAAGAAGAGGGAGCGCCCGAAGGAGCAAAGGAGTTCATCGCTGAGCAGCTCCAACCTTTCCGAGCGCACCTGCTCGAGTCCGGCTTCCTTGGCACGACCGACTTCGGATGGCAGCCCTACGAGAAGGTCTTCAAGACTGACTCGAAAGGACAAGTCGTCATTAGCAAAATCAAGCCATTGCTTCAAGACCACACGACCATCAAGATCATCCCGAAGACCGGCGCTTATGACGGACTCGAGCAGGACCCGCCGGAAGGGTGCAGCATTCGGCTGAAGGCCAAGCAAACCTTGCTGCTTAACATTGACGTGGAAGGGACTGACTGGTACGGCACGAGCACCCTGGCGAACTGTGAAGACGCCTATGACTCGTGGCTCAAGAGTGATGCTGCCGCGGAGCGGTATGGCAGCAAGGTCGCGGGCGCCCACTGGGTCGTCCACTACCCGCTTGGGTACACCATGTATGAAGGCGTCGAAACCGACAACTTTGAGATCGCGAAGAAGATTCTCATGAGCCTCCAGTCAGCTGGAGCAGTTTGTCTTCCGTCAACGCTCTCAGCGTTCACAGACACGGTTGACCAAGCCGCGCAGCCGGAGTGGCGTATCGAGCTCAAGAGCGATGGCGGGGGCGGTGCGAGCGTGTTCACGGACCGACAACGATACCTTGACGCTCTCAAGGTCCGAGCACTAGGCATGCCCGAGCGTGCCATCCTCGAAGGTCAGTTCGGAACGCTCGCTGAAGCTGAAGCCCACGCCGACTTCGCGATTACCAACATGGACATGCGGCACCGGAGCATCGCGCAACTTGTGAACGATCACGTTGTGAACGATCTTCTGGAGTACAATTATGGTCCAGACGCAAAAGACACCGTGTACGTGGAGCCCGCTCCGATTACGGACTTGGCGCTCCAGTATTTGCGGTCAGTCTATACAGCATTCCTTGGAGACGACATGGGCCGCCTCCAAGAGATGGAGGGCATTGACTTTGAAGCCTTCCGCGATCGCCTTGGCTTGCCAACCAAGCCAGCCACGGACGTTGACCTCCCAGGCTTCGTCCCACAAGACGTTTATCCACAATCAACTGAAGCGGGCAGCGAAGGAACGGAGGACGCCGGTGAAGCCAATTAACATTCTGTTGACCGTGCTTGTGGGCTTGATTCCAGTCTTTGTTGTGGTCACCGGAATGTCGGTCAGTCGAGCGCTCGCGGCGCAAGCGACGGCTGACGGGGCGCACCATCGACTCGACGTGCATGAGCGTGGTCAAGAGGGAGAGTACAAACTCCTGGTCAATAAACTAGACACCATTCAAAAACAGTTGGACGAGCAGCGACGGTTGCTCATGAAGGGAGACACCGATGAACCGTAAATCAATCATCATCCTCGCGATCGTTATGGGACTGGCGACGCTGCTTCAGGCGGGCTGCCACATCCTTTGCCCGCCCGCCTACGGACAGTGCGTCGGCGGCGTGTGCCCAACCGGTCCTCGAGTCCACCCACGAGAGCACGTCGCGGCAGCGGATTACAACAAGCACGCTTCCATCTTCAAAGTCCAGTCGAACGACACGGACGGACGTATGTCCCACGGGACTGGCGTCGCGATTTGGTTCAATGAAGTGCCGGTCGTGGTGACCAATTACCACAACGTCCGAGACGCTCGCCGCGGACAAGTCTATGTCTACGACGCCAAGGGCAAGAATTATCCGTGCAAACTGCTTGGCTATAACGCTGGCGAAGACGTCGCTGCCATCTACGTCCCGGGACTGCCGCGGAGCCAGACGGCGACATACCAGAGAACGTGGGCCTTCCGTCCTCGGACTCGCGTATGGATGTACGGCTTCGGAAAGGACAGACGGCTCGCGTGGTCGACTGGTTTCACGACGTCCCTGGTCAATCCTAACAGCATGGTGGAAGTTCAAGGCATATCTACCACTCAAGGCGACTCGGGTGGCCCAGTGATCGCCCAGGGCGGCCTAATTGGCATCCAGCGGCTTGGGAATGAGCGGGGCGTGGCGATCTTCGTCCCGATCCCGCGGATTTGCACGATCTTGCAACGTCTCGGAATCTGTCGGACAGCCGCGTGGTACGTCCCGACCCAACCAGCTCAAATCGCTCAAGCGCCGCGTGGCCCACCCGCGGCCGCGGAGCCGACTGACGAAGAGCTGATTGAGACCGCGCTCGACATGACCAAGATTGACAGCGCTATGACCTCGATGGCTGAGTCATCCCGGGTCCAAGCGGATGCCGTGGTGGCTTATCTCAATGCCCAGACCAATCAAATCAATCGCCAGATCGCCGAGGATCGCGCACAACGCATCCAAGGCCCGCTCGCTAGTGGAACAGCCTCAGCGATGGACGGGTACGCCAGGGCGGGCATGAGAGGCGCTGCCGCCGACGTCCTTCGAAACGAACAAGCACAGACCGGCATTACTGATATTCTGCTTTGGGCCTTCGCCGCGCTTGGGTTCCTCGTGCCTGGCGGCGGAATCGTTTACACCGCCGTCCGACTCGCGCTCCCATGGGCGGTCAAGCTTGGCTCGAAGACCTTCGCAAACCTTTTGGACAGCAACGAGACGACGCCCGCGGATAACGCCGTGGCTGCCGTTCGTCGACGTGCTGCTGCCGAGGAGTAATCATGGCCGATAATTTCATTCTGCCCGCCACGGGCGACACGTGCGCCGCCGACGAAGTGGCCAATGTAAAGTATCAACGGACGAAGCCAGTTCATGGCGCGCCCGGTGAAGCGCCGTTAGACGTCTCGCACGCGAACCCGCTGCCGATCATTGACCAGTATCTGTCGATCGCCGCGGGCCTTTGCCCGAACTGTACGTCGATCAATAAGTTTGGCGAAAATCCGGGCATCGATGTGGCGACTGTCCCAGAAGACGTCTGGGATCATGGCGGCATCTATACCTGGTCGACAACCGCGGCCATCGACACGGTTTCAAGCTCGAACGCCGTGGACGCAGTGGACGTCGTTGTCCAAGGCCTTGATGCGAACTGGGACGAAGTACTTCAGACGGTCACGCTCAACGGTCAGAACAAGGTGACCCTGGCGACGCCGCTCATTCGCTGCTACCGTGCGTATAACGTTGGTACGGTTGACCTCGTGGGCGACATGTACATCTACGAAGACACACCAATTATTAACGGTGTGCCAGTCGACGACACGAAAGTCCGTGCTCGAATCACGGATGGCAACAACCAGACGTTGATGTGCATCTACACGGTGCCCGCCAACCACACGGCCTTCTTCAAAGCGGGCTATGTCGCACTTTCCGAAAAGAAGAACGCGAACGCCTCATTCACGTGGCGTGCGAGGACCTTCGGCAGCGTGTTCGCGGTCAAGTCTAAGATTGGGCTGATGGCGACGGGCAGCTCTCATTGGTCATATACGTACGGAGTGCCGGTCGTGCTGCCTGAGAAGACGGATATTCTAATCCGGTGTGAGAGCACGGATCAAAGCGACCTCGCGGTCTCCGGCGGCTTTGACCTAATCCTCCGGAACGATTCCTATACAGTGTAAGGTGACGCCATGCCCGTCGTACCTCTATTCGTTCAACCAACCGGCGGCGGCTTGCCTGCTGCGCTCCTAGGGAGAAGACAGATGCAACTTATTTCATTCAAGCACTCGCAAGATTCCGTGATCTTGCGAGTCTTTCTCGTTGACCCGAACGGAGCTGGACAGCCAGGCATCACGTGGGACCAAGTGGGGCTGAGCATCCAGACGGTCGCGGACAGCGAGGACACGGTCGTGGGCTACTCTGGCGGCGTCGGAAATGACATCGAGGGCATCACAGCGCTCGGGACGTATGAAGCGCCGACCGCGGGCAAGTGCCGCTTCGCGTACGTCAACGACTTGGCCATGCCTGGCGTCTACGAAATCCATCTGGCTGATGCCCGCTTCGCCGCTGCCGGCGCGAAGTCGCTCATGGTCCTGATTCGGTTCGTGTCAATCGGCTTGCTTGATGCCGTGTTCACAATTCCGCTCACGCAGACCGATCCTTATGACGGAGTGAATGGCGGGCTTGACACGCTGACCAGATACGCGACCATGATTCAAGTCGCTGACTCGGGCGACTACCAGTTCACGGCGGAAGCGCTTGAGCTTGGCCCAACGTGCACCACATACACGTTGAGCACGCCTGGAATCTCCGTGCCGGAGTGCTACGCTCCGGACGAGTATCTGGACTTGGTATTCGGCAAGAACAACATCGACAAGTGGGCCGACTTGGACAACGAAGGCGACGCCACCACGATCGCCAACCGACGAGCCTGGGCCACCTGCACGGCGTCAGCCTTGATCGACTCCCGCTTCCGCGACGGAACGTACGTGATTCCGTTCGTGGAGCCGATTGAGCTAGACATCGTTGACCTCTGTGCTCGTTGGGCTGGAGTGCTGCTCTACGACGGTCGCTTGATCCGCGAGGACCAAGACCAGACCGACGAGATGGGGCACCAACGGAAGATAATCGAGGACCGGATTACCAAGCTCCTTTCCGGTCAAATGCGTTTGAACCTAACCCGCACTAGCAACGCCCCATCGGTGGTCAAATGATAAGCAAAGAGCTTGCTGTTGAACGGATCAAGCGAGAGCAAGACCAAACCATGCGTCGCGGTGCTCAAGAGGCCGCGGCTGCTACGGTTGGGATTCAGAAGATGGCGCTTCGTCAGCTTCGGACGGGCGAATACCAGGACTACGAGAGTGAGATCGTAGAGCGCCTGGAAGAGCCCGTGCTCACAGCGATGATGGTAAGCTACCTACAAGGCTACCGGCGCTCGCAGGTCCTCACGCTTGGCGACAGAGCTCCTGCCGCCACGATTGAGTTTGCCATCTCGCCCAACCAAGCGACGTTGGCCTACTTGCTCAAGCTGACTGGAATGGATATGGGGTCGATGGCCGCGACGTTCGCGCCACTCGTCTTCCAGATCATCCAATCGGAAGGAGCGGCGGTCAACCAACTCTTGGTTGGCAAGATCAGCGGCTTGATTGCGGACGGCGCGCACGTCGCCGAAGGCAAGCAAGTACTCGGAAAGGTCTTCGACAGCCTTGGCTTGACTGGAAAGGGCCACGGCGGAAGCAGCCGCCTCGAGTCGCTCTTCCGGACGCAATCCATGACGGCGTACGGTGCCGGTCGTTGGGCGGCGGATCAAGACCCGGACATCCAGGAGATGCTCTGGGGCTACGAGTACTCGACGGTCGGTGATGATCGCGTGCGACCGGAGCACGCCGAACTGGACGGCATACGGCTGCCTAAGGATGATCCGTTTTGGGATGTTAACTATCCGCCGAACGGCTTCAACTGCCGCTGTCTCGCCACGCCTATCATCAAGGGAACGCCTGAGGCTTCAATCAAAGGTGCGAAGCAAGCCGCGGCCTACCAGCCGGATCCGAACTTCGCGTTCAACCCGGGCAAAACGAGCACGGCTCCGAACGACGCAGCTGCGAAAGCCAAGGCCGCGGCTGCCGCACGAATGCTGGCGAAGAAAGATGACATCATCGACTACCTTCGGAACAATCCCGGTGCTTCCAATAAAGAAGTCGCTGAGATGTTCGGCTCTACGCCTGGAAGTGTAGCGTCGATCAAGTCACGAAACAAGAAAGCGATCTTCGGTGATGGTGGTCCGAAGCCGAAACCGAAGCCCGAACCGCCGAAACCGAAGCCCGAACCGCCGAAACCCGAACCGCCGAAACCCAAACCGTCGCCGAAGCCCGAACCGCCGAAGCCGATCGCTGGGCCCAAGCCCAAGCGGAAGCCCTACACCGAAGAGCAGAAAAAGAAATACGCTGAGCAGCGCCGGAAGAAGCGCGAAGAGAAGAAAGCCGCGGCCGCTGGTGGGAAGAAGCCAGAGCCCGCGAAGAAGAAAGACGACGGCAAGAAGAAGCTCAAGCCCGGCGATCCCCCGTGGAAGGCGACTGATCCGGGTCCGGGCAAGCGTATGGTTGTGGCGCCAGAAAACCAGCCGCCACCGGAAGCGAAGAAGCACCCGGAGGACTGGGGTTGGCTACGCGGTCGGTGGGAGCATCGGTCAGAACTTGAGGCGCATCGTCCGTCGACTACGGATGCAGGGCCCGTGGCTCGCTTTGAGCATCGGAAACAGCAATTCGAAGAGGGTGTCGCACGAGCTAAGCGGCGCGCAGAGCTGCCGTCGGCAAGTCAAGCGAGGAAGCAATTTCTTCAAAGTGTGGATGAGCACGGGCGCACCAACCGAACGACAGGGCCCGCGGAGCAGCGCCGAATCTTACTGGCACAAACGCCAGGCACGAATAAGGAAGTCCGTGTGTCGCTGAATGGGAACACCCAAAGCAAGAAGGACCTGGCGTCGTTGAAGAAAGACTACCCGGAAGACGGAATACGTCCTGCGTCTGTGTCAACGCCAGCGTGGCGGAAGAAGCAAGAGGACGCGATTGCTTTTGTCCAAAGCATCGGGGGTGATGCAAGTGGCACTGGGCTTCGAGCAAGCGGACAGTTCGCGGAGATGACGAAAAACTCGCGGTCATACTGCTCGAGCAGAGGCCGCTTCGGGTCGGGTGTAGAAAAGCGGACCAGTGTGGTTTGTTGTTCTACTCGAGCGAGCACGTCAGTCTCCGTTCATGAAATTGGGCATGCAGTCACCAACGGCTCGCCACACGTACAGCACCGGATCGCCAACTTTTTGAACGCGCGCACGGAAGGCGGCACGATCCAGACGCTTAATGCCGTGCATCGCACATCGCGCTACGATCCGTGGGAAGTCACGGTCAAAGGTAAAGGGCTGGACCCATACTCGACCAAGATTTATGACTACGGGCGAGGTGGCGCCAGCAAGGTCGGACAAAAGCACGTCTATACGCCTTCGAATTCCGAAGAAATTTTGTCCATGGGGCTTCAGAAAATGCACGAAGACCCCGCGGGGTTCGCTCGAAAAGACCCAGAGTATTTTGATTTGGTCCTTGACATAATGAGAGGTGTTTGATGCAATCAATTAAGATCAAGATCGCGCAGGGGACGTTCGTCATTAAAGTGGACGGCGTAACCGGGCCGGACAAAGCCGAAGCGGCACACCTCGACCGGCTTATCACACGCGCCCACGAAACCATCGGAGGTGATGACCCCTTTCCGTTATTGACAGCGACTGAGCTTGTTCTCAAACGGTACAGCGGCAGCAAGATTCTTGAAGTGAACAACCCAAAAGAACAATATCGCGGGGAAGCGGTCGTCTACTAGATCGGTATAAACCGCGTATAAGGAGTGACGTATGCCCATCAGTAAAACTGGCCAGACTTTCGGTGCCTCGCACGGCTTCTTCAAGCGCGACGGCTTGGACTCGTATGGACTCGCTAAGGTGACAGAGCGCGATCTTCGCGATCTGGACTCCATGGCGCTCGTCTGTGCCCTTCCGGCAGAGCAAGAGAAGGCTAAGCCGATCGGGAACGGACTGCGCTTCTGGAAGGAACTGGCGCGCACTGGGACGTACGTGGCAAATGGCATTGAGTTTGAGCTGTCGCCAGAGCTCTTCGATCATTGGACGCGGACCTTCGCCACGATGGTCGAAGCTGGTCACTCGGTGCCGATGCCGCTCGAGCATACTACTGACCCGGAAAAGAACCGCGGACGCGTCCTTGAGCTCGAAGTCAAACCGAATGAGCGTGGCGGCAAGTCACTCTTCGGGATGGTCGAGTTCGCGGACGAAGAGTCGGCTCGCCTCGCCAACACAGCGCAGGTGAGTGTCTTCTCTCCGCCAGAATGGATTGACGGGCAGGGCACACGCTTCGAGCGGCCCCTACGTCACGTCGCACTCACGGACTATCCGGTAATTCCCGGACTGGCGCCGTTCTCAATTGTAGCCTCTCTAGTTAACGGAGAACCTCTCATGCCGAAACTGATGGAACTGCTCAAGGAGCTCAAGATCGAAGTCGCCGAAGACGCCGCCGAAGACGTCATGGTCGCGGCGCTCAAGACCAAGATCGATGAGCTCATGAAAAACCAGAAAGAGCCGGAGAAGAAGCCGGAAGGCGAAGGCGACGCGCCCGCTTCGCCGCCGGAAAACACCGAGGCGTCGAGCACGCCCGCGCCGACTCCGGTCGTCTCCGCGTCGATGGTCAAGATGCTCGGCGAAAACCGCCGAATGAAGCTCCAAGGCTTGGTCGACGCCGGCAAGATCAGTCCTGCCGTCCGAGATGACCTGCTCACGCAGCACGCCAGTGACGGCGCGCTCACGATCTCGCTCTCCATGACCGGCGACCAGACCGACGGCTTCGACACGCTCGTCGAAACGCTCGGGAAGAACCCCGCCGTGATTTCCATGAGCGAGCGCTCCGGTCCGCAGACCCGATTGAGCCCGGACGAAAATCCGCTGCTCGCCAACGCCAAGAAACGACGCGACGCGGCCCAGGGCTAAGCGTGCCGCGTTCCTGTTCGTTTTCCGATATGTCAACCTAGAATTATGAGGAGTCACTCAGATGGCCAAACAGACCCAACTGGCGGTTGAGAGCGACCTGCTTGTCAACCACTACGCCGACAACTTCTGCTTCGAGACGAAGACGGTCGCGAATGCGACTGGCTCGGAGATGGTGTTGCCGGTCGGACACCCGATGGACGACAATGTCCCGGTCGTGGACGGCGGTGAGGCTGGTACCGACGGCTTGCTCGTCGGACAGTCAGTCCGAATTCCCGACGGCGAGTCGCGGAAGGTCAAAGTCCTTGCTCGCGGTCCCGCCACGTGCAAGACCGAGGGAGTTGCCGCGGTCGACTACGCCGGCGACGCCATGACGCCCGCGACCATCATCACCGCGATGGAAGCGCTCGACGTCGTCTTCCGCGACGAGTCCGAGACCAAGGAAACCCAAACCACGTAGGCACTTGCCATTGATCGCCATACGACATAGCACGAAAAACTATCACTCACCCATTTCAAGGAGCTCATGCTATGCTCGACGTATTCAATGGCGACGCCTTCACAATGGCTTCGCTGACCGAAGCCATCGACATGCTGCCGTATGTCCCTGGCTACCTCGGAAAGAAAGGCCTGTTCCCCTCCAAGGGAGTCACCACGACCACGGTCGTGCTTGACCAACGCGAAGGATCGATTGTTTTGATCCCGACCGCTGCTCGTGGCGCTCGCGACACCGTGAACCCGAAGCGACCCCGCCACGCGCTGCCGCTTCTCGTTCCTCACCTTCCGCTCGACGATGCGGTCATGGCTGACGACGTCCAAGGCATTCGTGCCTTCGGTCAAGAGACGGCCACGGAGACCATCAGTGGTCGTGTGAACGACAAGCTTGGCGAGATGAAGCAGTCGTTCGAAGCGACCTGGGAGCACATGCGAGTTGGCGCTATTAGCGGCAACATTCTCGACGCCGATGGTGTCACTTCGGTGCTCAACCTGTTCACCGCGTTCGGCTTGACCGAATCCTCGGTCGAGTTTGACTTCTCGGATGATACCGAGGACATCAAGGCGCTGGCGCTTGACATCATCCGCCTGATTCGCGACGCCCTTGGCGCGACACCCTTCACGGGTGTTGAAGCCTTGTGCTCGGACACGTTCTTCGATGCGCTCACGTCGCATCCCAAGGTCACAACGGCCTACGAGCGATGGCAGACCGGCGAGTTTCTTCGCACGCAGCAATACGACACGGGATTCCCGTTCGCTGGCATCATGTGGAAGAACTACCGTGGCAAGGTCGGCGACGTCGACTACATCACGGAAGGCAATGCTCGCTTCTTCCCGACCGGCGCTCCGAACCTCTTCGCGCAGTACAACGCTCCGGCGAACTTCGTCGAGACCGTGAACACGGTCGGGCGTCCGCTGTACGTGAAGCAACGCAAGATGGACTTCGACGTCGGGATCGAGCTGCACGCTCAGTCGAACCCGCTGTTCATCTGCAAGCGGCCGCAATGCCTCATTGAAGGCACGAGTGTTATCGCGGCTGGCTCTGGCTCTGGCAGCGCGTAGAGTGCCTGAGCCTTTAGTCAACATCACCGTGACTATTAACTTGTCGGGCTTCGAGCGCATCGGCAGAGACCTGAATTCCAACGGCTCCGCGCGGTCTAGAATATTGACCAAGTGGGCCTTCCGGTATCGGGTCTTTGCCGAGCGCCGGTTCATCAAGTTTAGTCAAGGTGGTGGTAACTGGAAGCCGCTCAAGCGGAAGCGTGCTCGCGGTGCGAAAGCACGGGCGGCAGTCCTTCGAGACACCGGAATTCTGCTCGCGGCCTTATCGCCACGGGTCAAGATTGCACCGGGTGGATTGTACCAGCCACAAGGCTTCGGCGTGATTGTCGGATTCGGCGGTCCAGCCAAGCACAAAAGTGGCAAGGCGACTATCGCCGCGATCGCGTCTTTCCATCAACTGGGCAGCGGACACCTCCCCGTCCGTCGTGTGATTGAACAGCCAGACAAATCCGTCTTGACAGCAATGCAAGCCGATGCCGTCTCTATCCTGGACCCATAGCCATGGCCACTGACCCCTTTACAATCGCGTTCAACGGACTCTGGGCCGCTGTCAAAGCTGGCTCGCTTGGTTCGCTCATTAAAGTGGGCAACCAAATCGAGCTGGTGACGGAGGGCGAGCTGAAGGTCCGTGTGTCCAACGCCGACGCGCCTGAGCTGGTGCTGCTCCCCGTGAGCGGAGACGCAAACATACACTACACAAGCTGCTCGAGTAAAATCGTGCGGCAGTTCGTGTTTTATATTTCGACTGGTGACCAACGTGTCCGCACGGAGCTCTTTCCAATTGAGTTCGCGCTCTTCCGTGCGCTCGCCGGATGGCAGAAGTCAGTCAGCGCCCTCACCTGGGAAGGCAAGTCCTTCATCAAACGAGTGGACATCCTGACAATCGGCAATGCACTCCAAGACAGCGAGCGGAATCGCGGCATCGAACGTTGGTCGGCGTCATGGGCAATCGAGCTCGAAATGCACTTCGGGCATAATGACCTCTTGGAGGCTTAATAATGAGCGCACACTCTGGCAAGTTTGGCGTCGTCAACGGCGCGGACACCATCCGCAACTGGGCTCTTGAGCAGACCTCTGCTTCGCAGCCGTTTGTGGCGTCCAACACTCGCGGTGGCACAGGTCGCCGCCGCGGTGTGAAGGACTGGACTGGAAACTATGGCTCCTACGGATCGCTGCCGCCGGTCATGCCTGGCGACGAATTCGCTTTCGAGGGCTACACGGCTCCCGACGACGACGCGTGGGGCTCCGACGGCTTGACTTACTATGGACAAGCCTTGGCAACTCAACTGGCCCTCACGCTCAACTTTGAGGCCGCTGAGATTTGGAACTACACGACCACCTTCGGCGGTCATGGCGCGCTCGCGCGGAAGTCGGATATTGTCACCGATGATACCGACCCAGCTGCGCCCACGCCGCTCGACAGCCGTCTCTTGATCTTGGACCCGGATCGCTCGATCTTGGGCTCAGACACGGGCTCAGCGTCCGGCGGAGCGGAGTTCTGTGCGTCCTCATGTGACGTCACGCTCACCGTGCCCGACAATCCGTACGCCAACTCGTGCACGGATGGCTGGATGGAACGCAAGGCTGGTCCGCTTGACTTCACCGGCTCCATCCTCGTTCACGACATCGACCCGGACTCGTTTGGTCTGGAGATTGGTGACGACGTCATCCTTCAGATGTGGGTTGACGCCACGGACTACTGGGAGTTCACGTGGGTGCACATCAAGGACTTCACCGGACTTACGGTCGACCGCGAAACTGGCGCCATCATGTCGATGACGATCGCCTTCGAAATGAATGGCTTCGTCGACGGGCTTGGTGATGGCCAGATACTGCTTCCTGGGACCCCAGAGACGCCGTGGTGGCCTGTTGCTGCTTCTTAGATATAAGGATCGAAAATACAGATGAACACACGACAGACTATGACAGCGGCCTCCATGCCGATCACCCTGGGTGGGAAGGAATTGGCCTTCTCACCCTTGACGGATAAGGACATCGCGGAGCTGGACAATTGGGTGCGCACTGAGTATATCAAGATGGCGCGCGACAGTCTGGATACCGTCGATGAACCGGCCCTTCGAGCGGAGACAATCAAGTCCGCCATGGATACCGCGGCCGGACTGACTTGGATGAGCGGCCAGGGCGCTCAGATGATGCAGACGGTCAACGGAATGTCTCGTCTTTGCTTCCAGTCAGTCCGCCGCGGCGATCCAACCGTCACGCACGAGTGGCTCCGAGAGCAGCTACTCGATCACCGGAACGTGGCGGAAGTCCGGCGAGCGTTTGAGATGGCAAACAACATTGCCACGGATGACGCCTCTCCGCCGGAAGAAGAAGACCTCGTGCAATTGACGCCTGGCGAGCGGAAGCGCCGCGAGCGCCGGGCAGCTAAAAAAAAGAAGAACAAGAAGCAAGCCGGTCGCAAACGTACCGGGCGCTAGGACAGCGATATGGCTGGACTCCGACACAGATCGCTGACCTCACTTGGGCGCAGCAGTACATGATGCTCCTTGATGACAAGCAAGACAAGTCGGTTGACTCACTCCAGTTTGATAATATGTCCGATTTTATGAGGTGGCGAAGTGGGCAATGATGCGACAGTACATCTGAAGGGCGACTCTAAGCAACTCAACTCTGAGTTGAAGAAGGGCGGCCAAAGCGTCATGAAGTTTGGCAAGGCGATTAAGGCCGCGGCCGTGGTCGCGATCGCCGCCTTCGCTGTCAAGAAGCTTGTCCAATTCGGCGGAGCCGCCCTCGCTGCTTTCGAGAAGCAAGAGGCCGCCGAGCGCAAGATGGCTGCTGTTATCAAGGCGACCGGAGGCGCGGCAGGATGGTCGGCTGACCAAATGGCACAATATGCCGGCGAGCTTCAGAAGACAACGAAGTTCGCGGACGAAGTCACGCTTGATGCCATGGCAATCATTGCCACGTTCAAGGAGATCAAGGGTGAAGCGTTCGCTCGGACGACGCGAGCAGCTCAAGATATGGCGACCGTCCTTGGTCAAGACCTCAAAGGCGCGTCCATGCAGCTCGCTAAGGCGCTCAACGATCCGGCTAAGGGCATGACAATGCTTACGAAGTCGGGCGTCTCATTCACGGACGCACAAAAAGAGATGGTCGCGGAGATGATGAAGGTCGGCGACATCGCTGGCGCGCAGAACGTCATCCTTGGAGAGATGGAAGGCCAGTTCGGCGGAGCCGCGGCGGAAGCAGCCAAGACCTTTGGTGGCGTGATGACGCAGCTCTACAACCGGATCGGCGACCTCTGGGAAGTCATGGGCTCACTGCTTGCTCCGATCCTTGGCTTACTCGTCCCGCTCTTCGACGGATTGGTGACCGCGGCTGAGAAGTACCTCCCGATCGGAAAGCAAATTACTGACTCGATTGTCAAGATGGCCGGTGCTGTGTGGGAATGGATGCAGCCAGCGATTGAGTGGATCAATGAGACGTTCACCCAGGGCTGGGTGCTGCTTTCCATGGTCGTCGAGTCAACGGTCAAGTTCGTTGAAGAGCAAATGGCGTACTTCGGCAACATGATGAAGGGCTCCGTAGGTGGTACGTTCTCCTGGCTTGGCGGAATCATTGAGTGGTTCCAGGATTTGTGGGTGAATGTCTGGGTTGGCGCGATGGTTGTCATCGAGAACTTCGGCACGGCGGTCAATCTCGCGACCAATCTCGCTGTTCTGGGGCTTATGCAAGCCTGGGGTGAAATAGAGCACTACTTCACGTCCACACTTCCAGCGATCCTCGGGTGGCTCGCGGACAACTGGGCCAACATTCTCATGGATATGGCCAACATTCAAGCCGCGATTCTCATGAATATGTGGAAGAACTTCGTCAACTTCACTGGTAACATCATCGCGCTCATTTCTGGCCAGAAGACCGATTGGAAGTGGACTGGCTTGACTGAAGGCTTCAAGTCGTCAATGTCTGAATTGCCGGAGATTGCGGGCCGCGTGAAGTCCGAGGCGGAAAAGAAGCTTGAGGGCGAGATTCAAGCCGATGCGAAGATTCTGGTCAAGGCGTTCACTGAAAAGAAGTCAGACTTCGAGGCAAGGGTCGCAAAGGAGCTCGCGGGCGGCGAAGCGTTCGTTATTCCGACAGATGAGCCCGGTCGAGGCGGTGGCGACGACGAAGAGTCGAAGGAAGACGATGACAAAGGCTTCAACGCGTCCATCGAAGGACTGACCGCGCTCAATAAGCGGATCACTTCCGCCGCCGCGGACTCACCCGAGAAGAAGATTGAAGATGAAGTAAAGAAGCAAGGCGAGGCTCAAGTCAAAGCGACTGAGAAGGTCGCTGACGAGGCCAAGAAAACGAACGACAAGCAAGACGCACAAATCGCGGAGTTGATTGGGATGCGTGAAGACCTCAAGGACGTCGGAGGACTAGCCTAATGGGAATCTATTCTGCAGTCGATTGCTGTGAGGTGCACGGGTCCAAGACCGAAACCATGGGCCAGGACAGCTTCACGGCGTCCGTGCGCTTGATGTGTGACTGGACTAACCGCCAAGCCTTGATGGCAGACATCATCGGAAACCTTTGGCCCGACCTTGCGCTCTGGAGCAAGCCTCCGGTCTGTGTGAGTGCGGGCTCGGTCCCGATGCCAACCGATTACAACGAGGACGGTCAAGCAATCGCGTATGACAAAGCGATCATCACCGCCAACTACAGCACCGACGAAGACACGGACTTGATCACGGAGTCGCTGGAGCCGGTTGTTGAGTTCATCACGCTCGACCATAAGCGATTCCGATGGAGCTCGCCGTCCGGAGACCCGCTGCTCGAGGGCGAGGCGCCTGGTCGTCAGATGCGATCGATGAATCTGGTCCGCACGATGAAGAAGCTGACCGCGATTCCGACGGAGGTGCTGACACTCGCGGGCTACGTCAACGACGCGGCGTACGCGAGCACGATCTTGCCTGGTCTCAACTTCGTCAAAGAGTCGCTGCTCTACGCTTCGCCAGCCATGTCTCACACCATCACGACCGCGGGCGACGAAGGCTGGGACCTCACAATGAAGTACGCCTACTTGCCACAAACTTGGAACAAATACTTCAGAGCGAAGACTGGGCAATACGAAGAGATGTACGAAGTCTCTGACTCGTCGCCTTACAAGTCCTATCCGCTTGGCGACTTCACACCACTCCTCTTCTAGTGAGGCACCCATGACCAAGAAAATCAGTGCAACACTTCAAGAGGCCACGCGCGGGGAGAAGCTGACCGCGGACACCGTAAACGCGCTCATACGGCTCGCCAAAGCCCAGGGGTATATGCGTGAGGGAACGGTCGACGAGGACGGTGCGGCCGCCCGTGGGCTCTCCAGAGCTACTCCTCGCTGGCTACCCTCGCTTCCGGCTCCGGATAACATTCCAGCCTACTCTGTTTTCGCAATAACAGGCCAAGGATTTCCGGCGTGGGATGAACCGATGCCGGTCAAAATCTCGCAGGTCGGTGCTGGCGCCGCGACAGCCTTCGGAAATCCCGGGGTGCTCGCGACGAACGGCTCAGTCGCGGTCGTCACTGGTCAGACGTTGATGGTGCAGCCGCTTAGCTATTGGGAGCCGGTCAAAGTCAAAGTCACGGGCTCAACTCCGAAGGTCGGCGAGTTTTGCGGACTCGATCACGACAAGTGGGGAATCACTACGGGCCGCTTCGGGCTCGTCTGCACCGCTCCCGCCAAGAGCGGAGTGGTGGAAGTCATTCGGACAGACCAGCCGCACGGCGCGATTGGTATCACCTCGGGCACAGTCACGGGCTGGACTGGCGGATCCAAGATTGGCTCCGGGTTCGTCGAGCTTTGGTACCGAAAAGACGACAACAGCATTCATCAAGCTTGGGACCCATCACTCGCCACAAAGCCGTTCAAGCTGCCAGTCTACAATCTTTGCTATGACGCGATTCCAGGCGGCACGTTCGTCCAACTGCACGACGTCATGGGCGTCGGGCTAGTCGCGATTCCATGTGCTTGTGCTTGCGATTCATCAAGCTCCGCGAGCAGCGGCAGCGAGAGTGGCAGCCCCACGCCTCCTGGTTCGGGTTGTGAGGGCTCCTTCGACTTTATCAATGGATTAGTCGCGAATGGCTGTGGGTTGACGATCAGCTGGCAGCGAGCGACCTACGTCAATGGTTGTCTCGACATCACCGATCTTGATGATACTGACTTGTTGCTTTCGGATTGCGGCAGCGGTGGTGGTGGCAGCGGTGGGTCGACCATCGATGATGGCTGTGTGACTTGGGTCTGGTGCGATGGCGCCTGGACTACGAGCGCCACGGAGCCTGGAAATCCACCACCAGTTGATGGTCGGTTCAATGGCGAAGCGGTTGTCGTTTGCGACTGTGCAGCCGTGAGCTCGTCCGTGAGTGCTTCCGAGTCCGAAAGCGACAGCTGCTCCGACGGCAACTGCCTGGCCATGGTCGTGCGGTGGGCTAGTACCACGGCGCGATATGAGGCGGAGCCCGCTGGCATGCGAAATGGCAAACCCTACTGGCAGTTCTCGCCTACTGGCAACTACCCACTTAATAACGGTTCCACGTGGTATCTGTACTGGTGCGAGAGTACGACTGGCGCGGCCTTCGGCGGCGAACCTCATTGGATTTGTTCGCAGACACTCGGAGCATGCGACCAAGACGAATGGGGCGGCAACTGGATCAGCTCAAGCGACCTTCACAACAACGAAGGCTGTGACCCGCTTAACTACGGCGACCCCGATCCGGAAAGCAACTGGTCGGCAACGCTCATTAGTGGCGACGATGTTTGGTTTGAGCCGTGCGTCTCAGTCAGCTCGTCTGTCAGCTCCAGTTCTAGCTCTAGCTCTAGCGGTAGCTGCCAATCACCCGAGTGCGTCACGCTCAACTGGCAAGCGGCTGGTCAGCCCGAGGCAACAGTCGTCACCGCGAGCGCGCCTTCCGGCACAACGAACGGCCAGCCCTACTGGACTTTTACAGACGCGGCGCTTCCAAGCGGCGAGCTCTATCTCTACTGGTGTCCAGACTTTGATGACGGAAATCGAGTCGGCCCAACGTGGATCCTCTCAGAGATTTCGGGCGAGTGTGACTATATGTCGCTCTTCAGTAAGTACGCCTACTCGCCGGAGAACAAGACTGATTGCGACCCGACGGGCTTCGTCTTCTTCGGCGTCGGTACCTGGGCTACGACCTTCGTCAAGTTCACGGAGTGTGAGTCGTCCGCAAGCAGCGGAAGCAGTAGCGCCAGTTCTGAAGGAACGTCGTGCGAAGAGATGTGCGTCGAGATCGACTTCAACGGCGAGTTCCCGCTGGTTCAAGGAACCATCGGAAGCGAGCTCGTGAATGGCCAGTACTACTGGCACTTTGACCTCGTGGGTTATCCGGACGTTTATATTTGGTGGTGTCCGGATTGGAATAGCACGGGCAGCCCAAAGTGGGTTGCCGCGAATGTCATTGCCGCTGGCTGCACGCCAGGTGCGATTGGCACCTCGGGCTACTCATTGCTTGACCCAATCAATGACTCGCCTTGTGGCGGCCCGCTTGGGACAAGTATCGAGTGGGTTGAATACTCTGACTGGGCAAGCCAGCCTTACTACATGTCAACACAAGAATGCTAAAGGACAAACTATGTTTGATCGAGTGACCTGTATCTCCATGAAGAAGACGCCGAAGCGCTGGGAACGCTTCGAAAGCGACTGGCCAGAGGATTGGCCGTTCGCGCCGGTGGAAAGAGTCGAAGCCATTGAGGGCAAGAAGGTTGGCGCTCCGGATTGGTGGAAGCAAGGCGCGCCGGCGTGGGGCTGTTACCGCTCGCATCTTCGGATTATCGAAGAGTGCTTGAATGACGGAACGGAGTCGGTCTTGTTGCTTGAGGACGACGCCATTTGCTGCGACAACTTCGCGGAGCGAGTCCAGCCGTTCATCGAGAATCTGCCCGACGACTGGGAGATGCTTTATCTCGGCGGCCAGCACCTCCACTCGCGCCGCCATCCGCCGCTAAGGGTCAACGATCACGTGGTGCGGCCTTACAACGTTAACAGGACGCATGCGTGGGCTCTCCGTGGCAATGGCTTACGGAAAGTCTACCGGCATCTCTTGTGGATACAGGACTGGAAGAAGGGCCACCATGTCGATCACCACCTCGGTCGAATAACTCAGCGCCGCAAGATGCCGTGCTACGCGCCGACCGAGTTTTTGATCGGTCAGAACAATGAACAAAGCACAATCAACTTCAAGAAGCCTCCCATCCGTTTTTGGACTGCCTCAGGCAAAGCCCATAAGACGATGTTCGTGATGATCGTCGGGCTCCACCGCTCGGGCTCCTCGTGCCTCGCTGGCGTCTGCCATCGGCTCGGAGTGCATATGGGCAACAAGTTCGTCGGGTGTGAGCCAGACGGCGGATACGAAGCCCAGGAGCTGGCTAGAAAGCTGGAGCATGCGTGGCCGTACCCGGGCGTGACCCAACGCGACTCCGTGGAGATATTCGCCAAGAAGATGCAGCCGTGGGTGACTCAAAAAATGTCGGAAGCCGCTCGCTCGGACACGATGGCCGGCGCCAAGTATCCGCACCTCTGCGTCTACGCTCCCGCGATCGAGACAATCGTCGGTGACCAGCTTCTTGTTGTCCACATCGACCGCCCACTCGAAGAGTCCGTGCAGTCGCTGATCCGTCGGTCCGGTCATAAGGAGGACCACGACATTCTTCGCAAGCACCAGGAGACGTTCCACGTCCACAAAGAGCGCTTCCTCGAGTCGACCGCTGCGCCGGTTCACACGGTCAACTACAAAGACCTCGTGGAGAACACGGCGGAGACCGTTTACTCACTGACCGACTTCCTTGGCGGTCTCAATCCGGAAGAGTCGATGATCCAAGCGGCCATTAGCTACGTCAATCCGGAGCTCCGTCACATCAAGCCCGAAGAAATTTCGGAATGATGGTAAGCGTCCACGGACGTGGCTGGTATAAATAGGGTGTTCGCCACACTACACATCACAAAAAGGCTCAATTATGCGCTCATCGGCCCTTAAACCATGCCACGTCCGTGAGACTGACATCCTCACGCTTAAGCTGACGCCCGACGGCAAGTGGTTCACCACGAAGCACGAGTCGACTCTTGGCTACTCTGATAGCCGTCCCGCCGCTAACCTCGCTTGGCAAGTCCCGGAGCGCGAAAGCATCAGCCATGGCTGTTGGCATTTCGCCGCGACCGACTCCACGGTCTCAGTCCTCTCCGCCCTCTGGCCACGAGAGCAACTCCGCTTCCTTGACGAAGACACGAAAGCCACGTATGACTTCCGTTGTCTGTCGATTGAATCGCGAGAGCTCAACGCCAAACGCTACGCGGACTACATGGAAAGCCAAGTAGTCCCAGAGCACTCCTACGTGATGCACGAGGACCTCCCGCTCGCTGGCTACCAACAAGTCGGACTTGTCAATTCGGTGCGACAGGAGGGCTATGGGCTCTTTATGGAGCAAGGCACGGGCAAGACCGCTGTTGTCATCGCCCGAGTGTGCAACGAAGCCATGGCTTTGAGCGAAGGGCGAATTGACTACGAGCGCTTGCGCCACTCGGAAAGCCGATTGCGAAATACGCTGGCCACGGAAATCGCTGACTCGGACGCCGTACTCCAAGCAGAGGCAGAAGAAGCGCTTGAGCGCAAACGAAAGAAGCTTGAAGCAGCCGCTAAGCGTCGCGCGGAGGCTTGGCCAGTAGAATACTCGGGTCGAGCTGGCAACGCCGTGATGGCCGCCCAGCGCGCCGTGCGTGAGGCAGAGATTTGGCTCGCCGAGCGTCTTCGCCGGGTGGTTCATGAAGTCGAGACTCTTCGAGCGGGTTACCAAAGCGGCGTAGAGCTTCGGAAAGCGGCCGCCGCCGCGGAGTTGACTGCCGCCTGCGAGCGCCGGATCAAAGCGCTTGAGCCAACCCGAGTCGCGGGTGAAGACCGCATGTACCGAGCGATCGTCGTGGCTCCAAACAACGTTCGCATGAACTGGTACCACGAGTTCGAGCGCTTCAAGACGTGCCAGGGACGCGTGGTCGTCATCCGCGGCACTGAGATTGCTAGAGCCAAGCAAATGGTCGAGGCGTTCACGCGGCAGCCCGGGGACAAGTTTGTGGTCGTTGTGATTTCCTACGACACGTTGACTGCCGCATGGCCACTCATTCGCATGACTCAGTGGGACCTCGCGGTCTTGGACGAGTCTCACTACATCAAGACGCCGAACGCTCAACGGACCAAGACAGCGATGAAGCTGCGTGACCTCGCGGAGCAACGGATGTGCTTGACTGGGACACCCATCACCAACCACGTCATGGACCTCTACTCCCAATTCGAATTCTTGGGCGAAGGCTGCTCCGGCTTCCGAACGTTCAAGAGCTTCAAGAGCTTCTACGGCGTCTTCGAGACCTCCGCCGCCGGCTACGAGAAGCTGGTTGGCTGTCAGAACATGCCACTCATGCAAGACCGCCTGGCGCGGCTGTCGTTCATTATCAAGAAGGAAGTGGCGCTGCCAGACTTGCCCGACAAAGTGTACGACGTCGTGGAAGTCGAGATGACCAACGCCCAAGGCACGATCTACCGCAAGATGGCGGACGAGCTGCTCGTTGAGCTTGAGGAATACGTTGAGAACGCCGAGAACGCAGCCATGGCAGCTCAGCACGTGCTGACTCGATTGTTACGCCTCGCACAAATCACGAGCGGCCACGCCGTGATCGCGGCTGAATATGATGACGACGGTGAAGAGCTATCACCGCGGCGAGTCATCCCAATCACGCCCAATCCAAAGGTCGAGGCCTTCATGAGTTTGCTCGCTGAAAAGCCCGCCAACGAGAAGGTGATCGTCTGGGCTTGTTGGGTCGAAGACATTCGACAGCTCAGTGAAGCCCTGGAGGCCGCGGGTATCGGTCACGTCCTTTACTACGGACAGACCTCCGACGTGCAGCGAGCGGAGTCTGAGCGCGCCTTCAACCATGATCCTGCCTGTCGGGTCTTCATCGGCAATCCAACTGCCGGAGGAACTGGACTGACTTTGTTGGGCTATCCGCCCGGACAAGAAGAGCACTATACTACAAACTGCACCCAAGCGGTATACTTCTCGCAGAACTGGTCGCCGACCGCTCGCAGCCAAAGCGAAGATCGCTGCCACCGACGTGGCACGCGGAAGCACATTCGGATCACCGACCTCTGCGTTCCCAACACTATCGACCAAAAGATCCGAGCACGAGTGCTGAAGAAGCGGCAGACGGCAGATTCCATCGCCGACGTCAGAGACATTCTGCGCTCTATCAGGGAAGGAACTGAGTAATGAAGAAACGAGTATTCATTCTGGAGCCCACACGCGTGGACGTGTCAGCCGCCGAAGAGTTTGGCGACATCACATACGTCTTCGGGCAAGGCGAGCGTAGGGTCTCGATTTGGAACACGCTCTTCGCGGAGCATACGGTGGCAAGCATGGAAAATGTAGGCTTTGACCCAACGACCGACTGCTTCGCGGTCGTGGGCCACTTGGTCCCGCTCACGCTTGCCTTGATCGCCCTCTTGAAGAAGCATCAAGCGGTCAACATCTTGCTCTATTCGGCAATTGACCGCTGCTACTTAGAAAGGACAGTAAATGTTAACGACGGCCCAGGAAGTATTTTCGGCAGTGAAGTCACTTCACGCTGAAGTCTACGGGCACTTGCTGGCACTTAAGTCCGGCACGCAGACTTCAAACGACAAAGAAGAACTCGCTGACCTCGTGCTCGCCATGAAGCACTCGCTCAAGTACTTGAAGGACCTCCAGAAAGAGGTCAATCAATGCGCCAACATGGCAGAACGGATCGCTTGCTTGTTGTGGCTCAAAGAAGGCACTGGCGAACCGATCCGAACGGAGTACACGACAGCTACTCCGACGATCAAAGAAGTCGCGGCTATCCCCACGCGACGGAAAAACCCCGAAGCCTTCGCCGCATTGATGCGAGGCTTGAATGTCCCCGCTGATTTATGGATTGACTCGGACGTTGACGAAGTGGTCCGCGTGCACTGGCCTGGTTTCGTCGAGTACATGACTCGCCGCGCTGGTGCTGGACTGCCGCTGCCCGCCGGAATCGACCCTCATAAGGTCTACCCGCTCTACTCGTTGACTGTCCGCAAGACCAAGGAGATCGACGCATGCACTTCCGATTCCTCGGATGGACCCTAATCCTCACAAGACGCTGGTGTGGTGGCGTCCGCAAACCTCGTCCCAAGCTGCTGCTTGTCGAAGTCAAGATTGTCTGGACTTCTGGACTTCTCACCGTTGTCGAGCGCTTGGACACTCACGAGCGAATCAAGCTCAACGAGCCCAAGGGCGAAATCGGCGACACGTTCTACTTTGAAGTCACTGAGTGACCGGCTTACGCTCGCCGCAAGAGTGCGAAATCGTTTGAACAATTGGAGATTGAACAATGGCCAAAAAGAAAGCCACCGAAGAGAAGCTGCCCGCCATCCCCGCTGCCTCGAACGTCCCGGCGTTCATGCAGAACGCGACTGACATGGGAACGGAGGCGCTCAAGGACTTCGTTGTCCCGCCACGCCTCAAGATCGTGCAGAAGCAATCGGGCGAGCAGTACGAGCAATACCGTCCTGGCGCGTGTCTGCTCATGCCTCAGATGGTTGAGCTCGCTGACCAAGGCGAAGCCTTCCACTTCGTCCCGCTGTTCTTCTTCCCGGAATGGTGCCTCTGGAACCCGCTCGAGATGAAGGGCTCGCTCGACATGATTCGTGAGCGAACGCTTGACCCGAAGAGCGACATGGTGGCCAAGAGCCGCGATCCCGAGCGCCGCACCATCCCGTGCCCGGAGAATGAAAAGTACGAGTGTCGCTTCGTCGAGCACTTGAATTTCGTGGTCATGCCCATCGGGCATCCGGGCGTGGAGAACATGCTGGTTAACATTTCGTTTGGGAAAGCCGAGCACCGGACCGGCACGACGCTCTCGGGTCTGATCCAGATGCGTCATGCGCCCATCTATGGCTGCCAGTTCGAAGCTCGGACTTCGCAGCGCCAGAATGCCATGGGCTCGTGGTGGGGTCTCGACATCGGTCAACCCTCGCTGGAGTCCGACGTCCCGCCGTTCGTGCAGGACGAGGCGGTCTTCGAGCAGTATTATGAGCTTCACAAGATGCTCAAGTCGAAGCACAATGACTCGCTGCTCCAAGTCGACTACGAGGACTCCGTTATTGACACCACTGCCACCGAACCCACCGAGTACTAAATGTCCAACAACATCAACGTCCTGGCTGAGCTAGAACGTTGTGGCATTCGGTACGAGTGGGCCGGCGATGAAGTCCGAGTCTGTTGCCCGTTCCATGATGACGCCACACCGTCCTGCCTTGTAAGCCTAGAAAAACGAGTTTTCAAGTGCCACACGGCAGGTTGTGGAGCGACCGGCGACATTATCAAGCTTCTTGCCGGAGTCCTCCGCTGCTCAAGAGCGGTGGTGCAGAAGGATTTGTCGACGAGGTACACGTTTGACGTCGGTCAGATTGTTGACCAAGACGTCATTGAGCGTTACCACGCCGCGATCTGGGACGCATCGCCGCTCTTGGCGGCTCTTTATGCCCGAGGGATTACCGACGACCTCATTCGGGAATACCGCTTGGGCGAGCATCAAGGTCGGATACAGATTCCGATCAAAGACGAGAATGGCTACGTGGTCAATGTGCGTCGGTACTTGCCTGGAGCGCCTGGCAAGGACAAGATGCGAAATATGCGAGGACGCGGAAAAATCCGTTTATTCCCGCTCGATCAGTTGAAGTACGACACCTTGTTCTTGTGCGGTGGTGAGGTCAAAGCGATCGCTGCTGCGTCCGTGCTCAACAAGCACGGAATCGGTGCCGTGACAACGACTGCCGGCGAAGAGAACTGGGACAGCGACTTCACTCGCTTCTTTGCTGGACGGAAGGTCTATGTCTGTATGGACATCGATCCGGAAGGACAGAAGGCGGCGCAGGCTCATTGTGCTCGGATGCACCGTGTGGCTGACTGGGTTGGCAATGTGGTTTTGCCTCTTGACATTGAGAAGTTTCCGCATGGGGACGTCAACGACTTCATCGCCGAAAAACACTCGCTCAAGCGCTGCCTCAACGGCGTCAAGCAGTGGGAAGCGGCGCTTGCTGCCGAAGAAGAACTGGAGGAGCCACGAGACACGGACTTGAGTGTCGCGATCACTGCTCCGAACGCTGCCAAGCGGATGCGAATGAAGGGAGTGGTGTCTGCCATGGACACTGCTCCATATATTGTGCCGAAAGTTATCTCGCTGGTCTGCGATCAAAGCTTGAAGGAGTGCGTCGTCTGTCCGGCGACTGCTCTCAATGAGGCGGACCACATTGATATTCCGCCGGAGTCGCCCGCGCTGCTTGATATGGTCGCTGCTCCAGCGAGCCATCAACGCGAGGCGATCATGCGGGCTTTCGGAATTCCTATGTCGTGCCGTGTGTGTCAGTTCAAAGCCCATAGCTATTACAACGTCGAAGACGCTCGAGTCTCCCCTCAACTCGAAATAAGCAACAGAACAGCCGATCGTGTGATGCAGCCGGCCTTTTGCATCGGCGATGGACTAGAGCTCAACGAATCTTATGAGATGGTCGGCAGAATGTACCCGCACCCGAAGACGCAGCAATCAACCTTGCTCATCTCCGGTTATAAGCCAACCACGGACGCCCTGAGCACGTACGTGGCTCGCGATCTTGAACGCTTGGATATATTCAAGCCTGATGAATGGAGCGCGACAGGGATCGCCCAGCGGCTTGATGATATCTACGAAGACCTGGAAGCAAACGTCACGCGGATATTTCAGCGCCGCGACCTTCACATGTTGATTGACCTGGCCTACCACTCGCCGCTGCTCTTTGAGTTTGACTCTCGACTCACGAAGGGCTGGGTGGAAGTGCTGATCCTCGGAGATTCTGCTCAAGGCAAGTCCGAGACAGCACTCAACCTCCAGCGGCACTATGGGCTTGGTGAAAAAGTTGAGTGCAAGAACGCGTCGGTCGCGGGCTTGCTCGGCGGACTTCAACAAATGGGCGCACGGTGGTTCGTGACGTGGGGCGTCATTCCGACGCATGATAAGAGATTGGTCATTCTTGAAGAGCTTAAAGGCGCGGCCACGGAAGTCATATCGCGACTGACAGACATGCGGTCAAGTGGCATTGCCGAAATCCCAAAGATTGAGAAAAGGAAGACCCATGCTAGAACGCGCCTTGTGGCTCTATCTAACCCTCGCTCCGATATGCCTCTCGCTAGCTATAATTTTGGCGTCGAAGCCGTCAAAGAATTGGTCGGAGGCCTGGAAGACATTCGCCGTTTCGACGCCGCTCTTCTACTTAGCTCCGGTGATATTGATGCTAGTGTGCTTAATCAATTGCAGCGAGCGCGGCCAGCGGTGGTTCACCGATTCACGGCGGAAGTAACAAGGTCACTAATCCTCTGGGCTTGGACTAGGACGCAAGACCAGGTGATCTTCGAAGAATCAGCTGCCTCACGCGTCCTAGACGAGGCCACGCGCCTCTCCGAGAAGTTTACTGATAGAATACCCTTGTTTGATCGCGGAAGCGGCAGACTCAAGCTGGCGCGACTTGCGGCCGCCCTAGCGGCGCGGACTTTCTCAACCGACGAGACCCGCGAAAAGTTGGTCGTTCGTGAGGCCCACGTTGAGTACGTGGCTGACTTCCTTGACAAGAGCTATAGTAGCCGCGCCATGGGCTATGATGACTTCACGGCCGCCGTGGAGATGACTCAAAAGCTGATTGATCCAAACATGATCCGAGCTCACATTCATGGCACGCCATTTGCACGAGACCTCGTGCAGCAGTTGCTTCATACCGATCGCATCGACATCCAGAGTCTTCAAGACTGGTGCGCGTGGGATCGACTGGAGGCGCAGCAGCTGCTTTCCTTCTTCGTCCGCAAGCACGCGCTCATGAGAGATGGGCGACACTACCGAAAGACGCCACCGTTCATTGGACTGCTCAAGTCCATGCTCGAAGACGACACATTCAAAGACAGACCAGACTTCATAAAAGAGGAGTTTTGACATGATGAAGAAAGCGACATTCGCCGTGGCAGCGTTCCACAGAAAGCACTCGTTCCCAATCGGCGCTCGACTCGATCCGGCGGCAGCTCACTTGGAGCACGCCTACTTGCAAGCCTTGGCCAACGTGCTCGAGCGCCGGGCGGGAGAGGCCCACTGCCCTGCGACGCTCCGCCTTCACTTGATCGTGGAGGAGGCGGCTGAGCTCGCTGAAGCGCTTCAAGCGGGCGACGAAATCAAGATGATTGATGCGCTCGCGGACTTGCTCTATGTGACCATCGGCACTGGCGTGACGTTTGGCGTCGACTTGAACCGTGCGTTCAAGGAAGTGCAGCAAAGTAATATGTCCAAGGCCGTCCGCAAGATCGGTGACCTCAGGCTCCGCGACAAGGGCGACTCGTTTGTCTTGCCGGAGTTTGGCAACTGCACGCGGCTTCGTGATTGCCGCAGCTGCCACTGGGCTTCGCCTGACGGTTGTCAGTCACAAGTGGTTGCTACGCGTGACGCATTCGGAAACTGTGACCGCCGCCACTCCGCGGACAACGACTCATGATCCGCTGCGACTGGGACGGCCGACTCGCGGGTGGCGAAGAGTGTCGGGTTGCACGAGTCCTCTTGTGCGACCTGACATTCGGAATGCCTTGCCTGCGACAGCGGACCCTTTACGTGACCTACCACGAGTCCAAGAACTTCAACGTGATGCCACCGGACGTTGAGCTTGACGATCCACTTCCAACTGTTTACGACGCGGCATGGAAGCACCTAGACGGACGAAGGCCGCCAAACACCACGCGACCTCAATGGCCAAACGGTTGGGCGCGAGAACACTTAGAGCGCTGTCGACCAAAGGTCGCGGAGTTCTGGCACGCGTTTGACCATCGTCTTCAGTGGCTGCGACCGGCTCCACGCGGGTTTTGCTTTTCAACTTACATGCACCCATGGTTTGAGCGGCCGCTTGAGTATAACGAGCTTCAAGCCTTCAACCGCGACGAGCTCATTCACGACTGGATCAAACTCCAGTTCACGGCCTGGCGTGAGGACTTTTGGGAGGACCAGGACTGGGAGTCCGCGTACGACTCCAAGAAGCGTCAATGGATTGGCGGCAACGTAGAACCGGGCGCGGTCAAGACGTTTGACCTTCGCCAATACCATCCCCAACATTTCAATCTCGAGGATTATGATGAAGACGCAAGAACTCCACTCTATCGATGATCTCTTCTTCGAAGCTTTGAAGGCCGCGCTCTGGGCTGACCACTTGGGCTCGCGTGTCGGCGGCAGCCGCGAGATGCTTGGCGTGGGATTCACCCTGCCGCGTCCGTGGGAGAACGTGCTCCAACATCCGCGGCGGAAGCTCAGCTATCCGTACGCGATCGCTGAGACGCTCTGGTACTGGGCTCGTGAGGATTCGATTGATCGCTTGCTGCCCTACGCCCCGAGCTACACGAAGTTCGCGGATGAGGACGGAATCGCTCACGGTGCCTACGGCGCTCGCATTGAGAATAATGACAAATCCAGTTGCCGCCGCGGCTTCAACGACCAGTTGGAGAACGTCGTCCACTTGCTCCAGAACGAGCCCGAGACGCGCCGCGCAGTGGTGACGATATTTGATGCTACGCGTGACAACGAGCGCCTCCACGCGAGCGCCAAGGAGCCCGACGTGCCTTGTACGCTGAGTTGGCAGTTCTTGGTGCGTCGCGGGCGCTTGAATATGGTCGTGACTATGAGAAGCGAAGACATCTGGCTCGGGCTGCCTTATGACATCTTCGCCTTCACGACGATCCAGATGGTCGTGGCCAACGAGCTTAATCTTCAGTGCGGCGCCTACCATCATCAGGTCGGCAGCTTCCACTTGTACGACAAGAACCGAGCCGCGGCGGAAGAGTGTTGGGAGCGGCCGACCGGCGAGACGTTCTTGCCGCCCGCTCACGGGCTCAACTTCGAGCACATGGATTTGCTTTGCGACCTCGAGGCTGAGCTCCGCGACTACCGCATCACCGATCCCGAAGAGCTCTACACCGACAAGCGGTTTGACTGTTTGCCGCCGTATGGGCAGCAGCTGGCTGCCGTCCTTGCTGCCCACTGGTTTCCGATTTCCAATTCGAACTTTCCCGAGTGCATGAAGAAAGGTATGGAACGCTATGTTGATTCTCGAAGGTCCTGATCTGATTGGCAAGACAACCCTTGCCCAACGGCTCTTGAAGGATACGCGGCTCACATCGAGCGGGTACGTTTATGGGCACCTCGGTCTGCTGCCAGACGGCTGGGAGTTGACCCAGTACCTTAATCTGGCGCAGACGTGGTTGGTCCAAGACCGATTCCATCTGTCCGAGATTGTCTACCGAGCCATGGACGGCGGCGAGACCTTGTTCACGCCGGAGCTCTTCCGTCTGCTCGAAGGTGCGCTCAGACTGTACGGCGCCTTCACGGTGGTCATCACGGCCGAAGAGGACGTGCTCCATAATCGATGGGGCCAGCGTCCGGAGGAACTGATTTCGTTGACCCAGATCAAGCGGCTCAACCGGCTTTATCTGGACGTCATGACCGACGGCGGAGAGATGGGACCGTGGAGGGCCGACGTGGACCTGCACGTCCATCTGACGTCCGAGCATCCGTATGTGACCGAGCAGCAAGTCAACTTCATCCTAGAGCGGTACAGGCTGCGTATGGCCGCTCTGAGCCAGTTTAACCTGGAGGCCATGGAAGATGCGAACTTTTAGGAACGGTGGCCGTCTCGTGGAAGACGTCTCTGAGTTGCCTGACCTTCGCGGCGCTCGGAATGTCTTCGTTGACTTCGAGACCACGAGCGGCGATCCGTCTCTAGACTCCCTGGACCCGTGGCACCATTGCGGTGTCGCGGGTTTGGCGATCACTACAGACGACACGCCCGGAGCGTGGTACGTGCCAGTCGGGCACTTCCACGGCGGTAATCTACCAGACGAGCCGGTCGAGGATTGGTGGTGTGACACCATCGACTCCGCCGAACAATGGACGAATCACAATGTTAAGTACGACGCGCACGTCAGCGCCAACTGTATGGGCGTCCTCGCGGAGTGCGAGCTATATGACACGCTGACCATGGCGAAGCTGATAGACAGCGACCGGGCGCTCCGCGGCGGCTACGGGTTGAAGGACCTAAGCAAGGCCTGGCTTCGCGAAGACATCGGCGGCTTCGGACAAGCCATGGCCCCGTACCTCCATCGGAATAAAGACTATGGCCGTGTGCCCGCTGACATTTGCGGCGAGTACGCTTGCCAAGACGTCTTGACCAACCGCCGGCTCTATCAGTATATCGAGACCCACATCGCTGAGCAGTGCCGTGGCGTCCGCGATACTGAATTCGCAATGACTAGGCTGCTCTTTGAGATCGAGCGCGAGGGCATGCACGTTCATCCTCAAGAGCTGGCGATCACCGAGTATCGACAGATGGCACGGATGCTCGAGATCGACGAGCAAATGGAGGCGATTGTCGGTCGGAGTTTCCGAGCCCATGTCAACAGCGATTGCTTCGACGTTTTGTGCAATCAATATGGGTTGCCAGTCTTGGGCTACACCAAGGACAAGAGCGGACAGCCGACGAACAATCCGTCGTTTGACAAGAAGATCCTAGTTCAGTACTCGCACCATCCGCATGCTCCGCCGAACCTCATCAAGCTGATGATCGAGTACAGAAATATCGAGACGTTGTTGAGCTTCTTTATCCGCCCATATCAGAAGCTCCACATCGACGGCGTGCTCCATCCACGGTACAACCAGATGGTTAGAACCGGACGAATGAGTTCGTCCACTCCCAACGCGCAGCAGCTCTCGCCGACGGCCAAGCGCCTCATCCACCCGCCACCTGGTCATGTCTTCATTTCTACTGACGCAAGTCAGATTGAGTTCCGTGTGATTGGTCACTACATCCAGAACGAAGGAGTGATTGACGCGTACCAAGCGGAGCCTGATACCGACTTCCATACGTGGGTCGCTGACATGTGCGAGATGGCTCGGAAGCCGGCGAAGTCAATTAACTTCATGATGGGCTACGGCGGTGGCGAAAAGATGTGCGTCAAGATGCTCGCCGCCAACCTTGAAGTGGTCGGTGCTCTTCAAACAGAAGTCGACAAAATGATTGAGCGAGGCGACCTCAAGCCTGAGCTCGCGGATGACATGTTTGGAGAGCTCTGTCGGCGGAAGGCGAAGTCAGTCTATCGCCGCTACCATGAGACATTGCCCGAACTCAAGCGGACGAGCTACCGCGCGGCTGGCGCTTTGAAGAGCAAAGGGTTCATCTACAATCTCTATGGTCGGCACCGCCACTTGCCAGTCGACCGAGCGCACTTGGCCTTCAATAACTTGTGTCAATCGTCCGCTGCCGATCTTGTGAAGGAGCGGATGGTCGCACTCGCTGCCGCGCTCCGCGGAAGTCCGGTCAAGATCGTTGGGCAAGTCCATGATGAGATTGTCATGACGTGCCCGGAGGAATTGGTTTCGGACGAACTGCTCGATGGAATCACGAACCTCTTGGAGCATCCGGAATGTGAGCTCCGCGTGCCAATTCGCTGGGACATCGGCGTCAGTGGGAAGAATTGGTACGAAGCTTCTTCATGCAGTTCGACTAGGGTGTATAGCCCGAAAGGCTCCGTCCCAATAAATATCTAAAAAACTATGTGGTGGGGTGTACGAGCTGACCGATACTTGGTACTATTATCATTAGTCAATCAAACACACCTCACTTCAAACTACGGAGCACATGACCATGACCAACGAACAAGCCAAAGCAATCGTGACCACCCTCTTCACCCTCGCCGTCCGGTCGGAAGCCGACTGTCGCTCTCCTGAAGCCGGCGCCTACAGCATGCTGATTCAAGTCGCTGCTTGCAACGACGAAGAGAAGCAGCTGCTCGTTACCACTTGCTACGAGCGCAGTGGTGTGGGAGACGAAGACAACCACTCCGCCGACGACGCGGAATTCTACTTCTCGATTGCTGGCGACATCGAAGACACTTCCTACTAGAGCGAAACGCCTTCGGGCGTCTGGTGCTACGAGGCACCACTGACGAGCTCCTTCACTCCATACTACAAAGGCTGATACCATGACAAACATCGACAAGCTGCTCCTCGAACTATGTCGCGTCCTCAAAGAGAACAACGGACGACCGAACGAATCACTCGCCAAGTGCCTCGCGGCAGCAAAGCCCGAGACGCTTGAAGCTCTCGACAACATGACGACCGTCATGATGCAAATGACCGACGACAAGACCTACTCCCAACTCCGTGTCTTGATCCGTCTTCGCCTCGCTAAATAACTCCATACTACAAAGGACAATGCCATGACCCCGTACATCTCCGCCGCCCAATTCGAACTGACCTGCGCCTATAAAACCCGTCGCGACACCGCTCGCGAAGTCGAGGCGGCGCTGGCGACTGACTTCATCGACTCGACTTCCTTCGCTGCTTGGCAAGCGGCCGTTAAGCGTGTTGAACTCTGGAAGTCAATCCACGCTTGGTTGACCGATGGCAAGTCGGTCACCGAGCTCTTCGCGGCTCAGCGATCCAGCTGGACTTCCGCCGCCATGCGAGCTCAGGAATACGGTCAAGAGACCGTCGCGTCTGTTTACGTCCGAACCTTGGACATCCTCGAAGCCTGGGCCGTCAACGAAACGAAATAGGAGACCTCAATCATGTTTAATGAACTCAACGCCCAACTGAAGACAATCCGCGGCCGCACCTACGATTATGAGTCGGCCCTTGACAAGAACGTCCGGGACATGGCGGACGACGCCTACTACCAGGGGATGTACTACGGGACCAAAGTCTCGCTGCTCTCGAACTTCGTCGTGGCGATTAGTATTCGCAAGTCCGACTCCGCGGTGCCGATGACGGAGGCTGAGGCCATCCGTGCCGTCCGCGATGACAACCTTCGTGGTTATCTGTCCAAGTGCGCCGAAGCGAACCGAGACGGCAACAAGGCCGGCGTCGACGCGTTCCTCAGCTTCATGGCCTTGATCGAGAAAACACTTTTGGAGGGATAGAATAATGGACAAGACGCTTCAAGCCTATGCTGATGTACTCTTTGACCTCGCGGACCGGATGCCCAACGAGCCTGGCGTTCAAGTGAGCATTGCGATTGACGCGCTGCTCCGCGCCGCTTCGCCCGAAGCCGTCTGCTTCGTCTATGAGGTTGCTGAGGCGGACTGTGTGCTCCGCCGGATGATTGACGATATAAACACTTGCCGAAAGGAATCGGACTCATGAGGAAGTACGTCGAAGCGATTTTCGAACTGGCAGTTAGGATTGACAAGAGCCAACCGCGACCGGGGATGCCCGGGGATAACAAGTCGGCTGACGCCGCCACGGCGCTCCTGGCCGCCATGACCGTCCGCGACCTTGAGTTTGGCATTGACTACTGCTACGCCAAGGCGTGCCAAGCAGAAGACGACCTGCGCTCCCACGTCGCTGGTTTGTGGGAAGCAGTCCGTGAGTGGTACATCGACGAAAGGGAAAGCCGATGAAGAACCTAGAGCCGATCATTGTCCGACTCCGCGACATCGCGGCAACCCACCGCCGAGCGCTTGAAGCTGGCGAGATCAATCGAGTGAACAAGACCGCGATGATCGTCGAAGCCTTGTGGCACGAAGTCCTCACGAGGTACCAAGAGAAAGGTGGCGGCTATGCCGTCGCCGAGTGCCATAAGGCTTGGGACGCTTGGGAGAATCGGTCTGACCTCGCGGACCGCGCCATTCAGATCGTGAACGCCCAGATCACCACCTGGCAGCGCAACGGCGATCTTGACTGATGATATGCCGCCAGGCGGTCCGGATGCGACACGGGCCGCCTGGGAGCTCCGGAAAGAATTTTGGACAAAACGAGAATTATTCGCGACCTGGGGTGTACGAGCTGGCCGATACTTGGTAATATTAAGACATCACAAACACAACACCCAACCGACCAACCACGAGAAAAATCATGAACGAACGCGAATACGAACGCCGCTGCGAACTGGAAGCTGAGGGATGCGATTTCGAAGAAACAGAAATGCGTCTCGAAGAAGAAGCTGAGGAAGAACGATACAATCGGGAAAATCAAGAATAATTTCCCCACGGGGGTTTACAAACCCCAACGACTTGATACAATGATACTTATCACTTGACCACGACCTTCACTACAAACCACGGAGAACTATCATGGCAATCACGACCGAACAAATCACCATCCAAATCATGAACACTGTCAACGCCGCGAAGGAAGAGCTCGCTCGCTGCCGCACGCATCACGACCACTCCGCTCGTTACCACGAAGCACGCTGGTGGAAAATCCTGATGATGGAATTCCAACGCGGCTACGACGCCTCGCTCGAACGTGGCAAGGGAATGACTGGTCGCGAAGCCTTCGACCACACCGTCCGCGTTCTGACACCCAACTGGCACGGACGACTGGAGTCTTGCCTCAATCACAACTGCCTGCCCGAAGCACGAGCGACGACCACCATGCTCCGCTTCGTGAACGAAGTCCAAGAGGATATGCGGACCGCCTAAGCAACAAATCGAAACGCCTTCGGGCGTCATGGCGTGAGGGTTCGCGCCATCTGACGAGAAGCCAGTTGCTGCTCAGCCCACTCACTACAGGAGCCTATCATGGCCAAAGTAACGAAGAAGACCGCCGCCTCGAAGCCCGCCGCCGCCGCCGCCAAGTCCGCCGCCCCCGGCACGACCGAAGAGAAGCCGAAGAAGGCCAAGCGAATCGCTTACCCGACGCTCAACGTCGAAGAGGGTGACAACGGCAAGGCGACCACGCCGCTCGACGCGATCCCCGAGGACTATGACTCGAAGAAGCACCTGCCGCTGCGTCGCAAGGACTTCTCCGACGAGTCGATGTGGTTCGACATGAAGGCGGACGAATACGACGGCAAGGCTGCCGCGTTCCGCAAGCAAGCCGCTGACTGGCGTGCCATGGGCTCCAAGGCCGACCGTGCGAAGGCCAAGCGCCTCATCGCCATGAAGGCGAAGATGGCGGAGCTCGAAGCCGCGCTGAAGGCCGAAGGCATCGACACCGATGCGCTGCTCGGCACCGACGAAGACTCGGACGAATAGTCGTCTGACGTCTGACGACATGGCCGCTCGCCCGCGGGGGCGGCCATGTCTTTCTTCTCCCTCTCATACTACAAAGGAATAATCTGATGCCCGCCGACTGGAAATACGACGACGACTATGATCCCCACGTGGTCGCTCTCATGAACGCCGACCTCGACGATGTTTTCCCCGAACTAGAGGAGTGCGAATAATGTCTCTCCGCGTCAATGTTGAGATGTACCGGACTCGGCTCAAGAGCCTCGAGTCGCCGGGCCACGCAGCCCGCCTCAATGCCATGATCGAGCACGAGGTCGAATGCCTCGCCAACATACAGGCGCGGCTTGATCGCCTCATTCACGAGCGAGACAACTTGCCCGACGTCATTGCCACCACGCGAGCGAACCTCAAGGACGCGCTCAAGCGCGAACGACTGGGCGAGCACGCCAAGGCTGTCGACAAGATGCTCGAGCTCCAAGCAAAAATCCAGGAGATGGAAGATGCTGCCCGTAACGAAGACGACTGAGTGGAAGGGCCAAGACTTTCGCTGGCTCCACTTCAAATATGATGGCATCGCACTCGTTTGCCGCAAGCAAGGCGCGGAGTGCTGGACCCGTCGACCGACCAACCTCGCGGAGCAAATCTCATACGCTCCGTTCTACGAGCTCCTCAAGCGACTGCCGCCGGCTGTCGACGTCTGGGGCGAGCTCTACTGTCCTGGTAAGCCCGCGTCCTACGTCAAGTCCGCGATCAAGAAGCAAGAGCCGCTGAGCTTCCAAGCGTTCGCTGTTCCGACGCTTGGCGAAGACGCGGAGCTGTCCTTCGTCAGTCGGTGGTGCGCCGGCTACGGGCTTGACTTCGCGCCGTACTTCCAGCCGCCCGGTTGTGGAATGGAAGAGGCCTTCGTTCAACTCCGAGCAGCGATGCCGGACATCGCGCCCGACCTCGAGGGCTTCGTGCTCAAAGCCGGTCACCTCGGACCGTGGTGGAAGTGGAAGCCGATTCGCTCCGCGACGTGCGTCATCACCGGAACGAGGGATGGCCAAGGCAAGCACCTGGGACTCATCGGTTCACTCGAGGTTTCGTGCTACGTCAATGGCATCTTGACGCCAGTCGCGTTCGCGGGTGGATTTGACGACGAGACTAGGGCCGACATGACGCTCATGGGCGACCGCTTGATCGGCAGAATCTGTGAAGTCCACTATCAATACGTCGGGAGCAAAGGGCGCCTTCGGCACCCACGGTTCATCCGCTTCCGGGACGACGTGGCTCTCGAAGCGTGCTTATTGACGCTCAGCTAGCCCACACCGTGCTTCGGACCCTGGGGCCGCATGTTCCTGCGCTCCGGGGTCCGAGGCTCTTATATCGCGAATATGGAGCTCTCACTCTAGTGTACGGAGGTATATGTGATGCGGAAGATTTATGACAAGATTCTACTTGGTGGCCGGACCGCGCTGCTCGTGACCGATCCTGACGCCGGGACCGCGGTTTGCTCGAGCTGCTGCTTCCACATTGATCAGGCTTGCAAGCGACCAGTCGACGTCGATGACTGCTCGCGGGTATCACTCACGGCGTTCTACGTCTGGGACGAGGTAAAAGTCGACGGACCGTGGACTCTTATGCTGTCTCTGATCGAGGCGCACCGCGACCGCGTGTTCTCTATCAGGTTCCCCGCTCCGACGCGCGTAGAGATCAGACTGGGCGACCTCGCATACGTTTTCGACGCGCGGTTCGTCAAGAGCCTTGAGTCGGAAATCACCACCGCCCTTCTCGAGATGCAAAGGAAGCTCGGATGAAGTTGATTATTATGGTGCCCGGTAGTTGTGAAGGCTGCATGTACGAATTGCATGACGGCAAGCAACGGGTTGGTTGTACGCGGACCGCGAAGGAAGACGTGCCCGCGTGCTTAGAAGGTTATCACTACCAAGCCACGGAGGCGGAGTACGAAGACGAGGAAGGTCTGACGTGCGAAGGCTGTGACTTTTACCGATGCGATCATGGCTGCCTCGCGCCCCAGACGGACCTTCCTCCGTCCAAGCGCTGTTGGGCGGTCGGAAAGGTTTGGAAGAAATGACGCCAGCATATTGTGGGAATTGCGGGTGGCGCAAAGACCGCCGCTGCAAGAACTCACGGTCCGTTCGTAAGATCGTGGATCGCAGCACCCAGCCGTGTGGCCATTGGGCGACGCGTGACGAGGTCATCGCGGCGCAAGCTGCTGTGATGGTTGGAATTCAGCCCGACGTGCATGAAGCTATCATTGCAATGAGGAGGGCTCAGCGATGAAGGTGGGACAACTGGTCTTCGCGTCAAAGTACGCTGATCGTGATTGGAACGATCCGTGGGCGATTGGCTACGTCGTAGTGCTCTACATCGACGGCAGCGTCGTTGTTGGCGACTCGCAAGGTAAGTCGCTCGAGTTGGTCGG